AACAATCCTAACTTTAGTGGGCTGTTAGTTCGACACACAACGGAGGAACTAAGGGAGTTGATACAAAAGTCTCAGGAGTTGTATCCAAAAGCAATTCCAGGGATTAAGTGGTCAGAGAGAAAGTCACAGTGGGTGAGTCCTAAGGGGGGCAGACTGTGGATGTCCTATCTAGATCGTGACCTAGATGTAATGCGATATCAAGGTCAGGCATTTAACTGGATAGGCTTTGACGAACTTACACAGTGGGCGACACCATATGCTTGGGACTATATGCGTTCACGACTTAGAAGTGCAGATCAGTCGTTAGGACTGTACATGAGGGCAACGACAAACCCTGGAG